TATACACCCAAGTATTCATCGCTAGTAACTAGTCCATTGTCGTTATCTTCAACTGCAAGATTTTGGTTAGTTGCCCAGTTCTCTAAACTTGTAGCGTCTGGTGTTAGTCTCATTGGCGAATCACCTACAACAAACGCAGTCAAGCCTCTGTCAAAGTTTAATGTAATCATCTCACCAATTAGTTCTGGATAACCTGGAGAAGCAATTAAGTTAAATGTTCTTGATTCATCATCACGTATATCTTGATTACTGTTCATTAACGATTGTAATGCTTGTACAACAACTTTACGCTGTGCTTTGCGTCCAAACGTTCCGCTGCCGTCTGCTTGGTTACCTGATTCAGTTACCCAACGATGCGGATAATATGCTTCCATTGCTTCATCGCTAAAGCGAGCATTATCATCTGCTGTGTTTATATAATTACGCTCAAAGCGTCTTACATTAAATCCACTTCTACGTAGGTTCCACAACAGCATGCCTTTTGGATACAATGCAGGATCAGGAGCATCTGGATCTAAGTAATTGCTTGCGTTTAGATCTTCAATTTCGCCTGCTTCGTCGCTGTTAGCGCCACTTGTGTTGTAACGTGCATCTGCAAAAAGAATACCATTTTCTGTTGTTTGATCTGTATTATCAATTAGTACCCATTTACTTAGTGTTGCATTGTATATGTACACTTGAGGATAATTTTCTAAATCAGCTGTGCTAACCCAAATATCGCCTGTAACTAAATTGCCGCTATCTGAACGATCGCCATTTTCTGGTTCTGTAGCACTTACAATTGGACCTACTGGATCAGGTGCTTGCCCACTATCTACATTATAATATGGACTTGACGAGTGATTAATACCAACCCATGTTGATCCATTGTGTACCAACATATCAACTTCATCAATAGTGCTGCTGTACCATAGTGCCCCATCTTCTGCTAATGCTGTTGGTGCATCATCGCTTGCAGTATAAACTAATGGTGACCACAAACTTACAAGTAGTTTTTCAGGATCACTATCTGTTTCACCCGGCTGCCAATATAAGTTTTGTGTACCAGTTTTTGCTGTAGCATTGTATGGAGTAAATCCTGCAAATGTCATAGCGTTGCTAGTATCTGTAAGTCTTATTTCACCGCCAATTGTATGTGTAATTGTAACTCTATTTTGAGAATCTACACTTGCAACAATGTTGGTAAATCCTGCTGCGTTAATTGCTGCTGCCATTTCTTGTGCATCGCTAGTTTGTCCTGTTGCAGTAAAACTAACTGTTTTTGCACTGTCTAATGCTTCTTGTGATTTCAAACTTTCTTGCATTGTTATGTTGTACGGACCACTTGCAAATGTGCTTGCAGTGATTTTTGCACTAGTAATAGTAGTAGCACCACCCGCACGTTTTACAAATACTTTAAAGTTGGCATTGTCATTTACCGACTCAGTAGCATTAGATTGAATGTATACTGTTCCAACTGGAATATTTGCACCGCCACCGCTTCTATCAAGTGCGTAAATTGCGCTGTGATTAGATGCATAAATCGGTGAGTCAACTCTGTTCCAAATTTCTGTATCACCGTTGAATTGTTTTACTCTCCAATCAGCACCTAAGTTTGGATTAGTTGTTTTAATCCATACACTGCCGCTCGGTCTAGTATCACTATCATTTGTTTTAAATAATGGTACATCCGTATGCTTACTGATTTGAGCTTTTGGTGCAAGATAAAATCCTTCTTCGATACCAGCTGCTGCAAGAGGTTGTCCTGCGCCGTCAACTAGTTGAATTGTATCACTTGTACTACGATCATTCAACAATACAAGTTTATTATTTCTTGCTTCTGCTGTTACACCACCGATAGCAGCATTGTTAATGTCATTTACTAGTGATGATAATGTATTTCCTGTCAAAGTAATTTGAACTGCTTCAGCACTGCTGTCACTAGCATTAATAACGAAAGTATCTCCAATGTTTCCGATTGTTGAACTAATTGCTATACTACCTTCAACTGATGGAATACTTCCACTCCAATCAGGGCCTCCAACTAGTACCCATGTATCGTCTACATTTTTGTAATAAATTTTAATTAGATTAGTTGTTGCTACAACTGCGTAGTCGCCTTTTTGTCCTACCCAGCTACCTGGAATACCAGTTGCATCTCCACCAACTAAGTCTGTTGTATCAGTAATTACACGAGGAGTTTTTGCTATAAAGGTTTGACCTGTTTCAGTTGTAGCTGCTGAACCATCCCATTCAAAAATACCCCATTCTGTTGTTTGTGTATCTACCCACCATGTTCCGTCTTCTGGATTTGCGGTTGTTGGTGTTGAACTAGCATTTAGACTGTTTAAGTCTACATCTGCTCTTACTACATATGCTCTGTTGCTTACGCCAAGATAGCTATATGCAGCTTGTAATCCGTATTCATTTTGTTCACCGCCTTGTACAACATTATTGTTTACGTCAGTAACAAATGTTGGATCTCCAAATGTTTCTACAAGATCTCTTTGCGATGTCATCAGGTAAACTTTACCTGCATTTTCTTTTAACGTACCAGGTGCTACGCCTGTGCCGCCGCCGTTTAATTTATTTTCAGCTGTTGCTACAAAAATAATAGGTGTTGTACCAGGTTCTGCCGGAGTATAGAAACTCTCGTCGATAACGCTAACCTGAACACCAGGTGATGTTAGTGCCATTGTTTTTTCTCCTCATGGATAATACTTTCTATTATTATTTAGCTGATCTGAGGAGAAAATGGTGGTTTTGGGCGGTTATCTACGTACTTAACTGACCGTTGTACAATTGATCTATCCAAAACTTTAAATCATCGAGTGTGCCATTATTATCTAAATAAAAGTCAGCCATCCACGGTTCTAGTGTCATACTATCTATAGATTCTTTTGGCAAGTAGTCACTGCGATCAACCCAAATAGCATAATCAAAAACATTTGTGTTACGCATAGCAAAATATTCACGTTTGTTTCTAAGTCCACAATAAATATCATGCTCGTTGAAGATAGCTCTGCCTAATGTTGCAGCATCACGTTTGTTCATATCACTGATAGCATTATACCATTCAGTTCTGTGGTTATGTCTATCGGCGTAACATTCTTCTTCGCTTTCGTAGTTATATTTCTTTTTTAACAAATCGTAGATAAACAGTTTAGAGCAGAACGCACTGCTACTTTCAAAACTATATCCATATTTGTCTCTGAGTATTTCGCAGACAGTATCTTTGCCGTGTCTGCCATGTCCGATTACCAACAGCTTCTTTTTATTCATAAGTTTAATTTACAATAAAAAATAATTATTGTCAACCAATAATAAAACCGTAACCTGTACCACCTGCTAGTGCAGTAGCTAATTCATTGTCAAGTTTTTCCATTTCTGCTTGAGCTTCTGCTTTTAATGTATCACCATTTAATGTAGTGCCACCGCCTGGTCCAGCTATTGTGCTAAATTTACTACGTGCTTCGCCTAACATATACTTACAACTTGCTAGTGTATAATCTTTTACCCATTGATTAGCTTTGTAATCTTTTAAAATTTCAAAATCGGGCCTATAATTATAGCACCATAATAAAACTTCTTCATCTGCTCTTGGACGCTGAAGTATTGTTAATTTTTTTGTACTTGTATTCCATGTAAATTCAATAAAACTACCAAACATACGACCAACAAGTTCTTGTTGTTGAGCAAAGAAATCATAAGTTGCAAGACCACCAATACCACTACCTGCTAACAGATAAGTGTTTGTGTATGCTAGATTAAATGGTTCAAATAAACTGCCACCATCTGCACTACCACCTAGTCTACTACCAACACTACGTCTATAAATTTTTCTTACTTCAATTATTTCGTTAGGAAGTGTATATTCGTTTTTGTCTTGTTCAAAACCAATTGTAATGTAACTTTCTTCTACTGCATTTTCAGTTCTTTGACGGTATCTATTTAATGCTTTGCCTAAAGCAGTTTTATAATGTGCAGGATCTAGTTCAACATCAATCATGCCTCCGCCTAAAAAGGTTTCAACATAATCATAAATTTCTTGGTATGCGGTAGTATTACTCATAGTTTGTCTCCAAAAGTATTTATCGATAAATATGTGTATGCCAAAGCTAAGTTTATATAGACCACAAAAATCAAAAGACTACACTTTCTTAGATAACACTATCTATGAAATGTTTACTGTAGGTGGTACCGATTTTGTAATTCACAAATATTTAGGTCCAAAAAATCCATCAGATGCTGATGCCACAGCAGACCAACCTCAATACGATTCTGTAAAATCTACAAACATTCAGGACTTGTTGTTTTTAGAAAACAGAGACAGAAAATATGACAGAGATGTTTATGTAGTACGTGGTCACTACAATGTACAAGATAACGATTTTGATTTAAGTCAATTTGGATTATTCCTCAGCAACGATACATTGTTTTTAACAGTACATATAAACAGTAGTGTAAAAACTATTGGTAGAAAACTTATGCCAGGCGATGTAATTGAATTACCACATTTAATCGATGAATATGCTGCTAATGATTTAGAAATAGCACTTAAAAGATTTTATGTGATCGAAGACGTAACAAGAGCAAGCGAAGGATTCTCACAAACTTGGTATCCACACTTATACAGATTAAAAGTAAAACAAATTTACGATGGACAAGAATACAAAGATATTTTAGATTTACCTGCTGCTGAAAATAGCGATAAGACGCTAAGAGATATTATGTCAACATTCGAAATAGAAATGCAAATTAATGATGCTGTAATTGCACAAGCAAACGACGATGTCAAATATGCTGGTTATGCAACACAACAATTTTATACTGTGCAAGTTAACGACGATGCTAGTGTTAGTATTGTAAGTGTAGATGTTGATAATATAGATGTATCAAGTGGCATTACTGCTGATGTAATTTATGAAACTCCATTAGCAAGTGGTTATTTAGGATATTTAGTAGGAGATGGTATTCCACCAAATGGATCACCTTTTGGTGTAGGAAGTAGTTTTCCTCCTTTATCAGAAAACGGAGATTATTTTTTAAGGACAGATTTATTGCCAAATAGATTATTTAGGTACAACGGCAGTGGTTGGACTAAAATTGAAGATAATGTTAGAGCAGAACTTTCTAATACAGATACACGTAATACACAACTTGGAACGTTTATTAATAATAGCACAGTAAACGAAATTAGTGGAGAAGTTGTTGTAGAAAGACAAGCACTAAGTAAAGCTCTAAAAGCAAAGGCAGATAACTGATGCAATATTTTTATGATGGTCAAGTAAGACGTTATGTTACACAAATAGTACGTGCTTTTAGTAACTTTAGTTATAAAGACGGTGATGGTGATCTTAGACAAGTTCCGGTAACTTATGGTGACCTTACAAGACAAGTTGCTAGTATTATGCGTGACAATAGTGAAAACAAAATTCCAAGTGCTCCTCGTATGGCAGTTTATATCACTGGTTTAGAAATGGACAGGACACGTACCAGTGATAGTAGTTTTGTGAGTAAAGTAAATTTACGTGAAAAACAATTTGATGAAGAAACAAACAGCTATATTGCACAACAAGCAAAAGGATATACTGTAGAAAGGTTGCATCCTAATCCTTTTACGTTGAGTGTAAATGTTGACCTGTGGAGTACAAGCACAGATCAAAAATTACAAATACTTGAACAAATATTAATGCTTTTTAATCCAAGTTTAGAGTTTCAAACAAACGACAATTATGTAGACTGGACAAGTTTGACAGTGTTGTTTATGGAGGATATAACTTTTAGTTCACGTAGTGTACCTGTAGGAACAGAAAGTGAAATTGATATATGTACAATGAGTTTTACTGCTCCAATTTATATTTCTCCACCTGCTAAAGTCAAAAAATTAGGTATTATTACAAAAATTATTACAGGTATAATAAACTCTGACACAGGTACTTTAGAACTTGACGGTTTTACTCCAGATCCTGATTACATTCCAGAAGCAACAGGATTAGGTGTACAGCTCAATCCGCACGTTACATCTTATAGACAATATGGTATAGATGTAAACAACGGATTAGCATTATTAGCTACAAACAAGTTATTATACAAGCCAGATGCACATTGGTTAGATGTAATGGAAGCAGAATTGCCTTCACAATATGAACCAAATATTAGTCAGATAGAATTACGTAGAACTTACTTTGACACACCAGTTAGAGGAACTATTGAAATAAATCCTAGCGATACAACAGAATTGTTTATTGATTACGACGAAGACACTCTTCCTAGTAATACTCTGATAGAAGGTCCTTCTCGCAATCCTGCACAATACGGCACGGTTGATTATATTATAAATCCTCGTACATTTAATCCAACAACTATTAAAACCAGTGGAGTAAGGATATTGGTGTTAGACGTTATAGGTAATGCAGCGGTAAGAAATTATACACCAACTGGAACAACAAATCGTATTGATACTTACATAGAATATTATATTAATGATATAGAAAAACCAGATGGTGTTACAAGCGGTACATCGTTTCCTGGCTCTCCTACAAAGGGAGATTTGTTTTATAGGACAGATGAAGATAAGTTATACTTTTATCAGCAAAGTTG